GCCGCGGGCGGAGAACGCAGTGCTGTCGGGCGAGACGCGGCACGGCCGGCGGCGCTTGCGCCTGACGCTGCGTGCCGGGGCGCAGCCGACCCTGGACATGCGCATCCTGTGGCGCGGCGAGACGCTAGCGGTGACCGGCATTGACGCCGACCCTCGAGACGGGCGGCTGACGGTGTGGGCCGAGGACATGATCGGCTGATCGTCTGGCCGCGGAGGCCGGCAGAGGAGAACGGATATGCAGGCTAGCCTGGAGCTGCAGCGCGCGGTGGCAGTGGCGCTGCAGGAGGACGAGGCTGTGCAGCGCCATGGGCTGGCGGTGTTCGACGGCCCGCCTGCGGATGCGCGGGCACCCTATGTCTCGATCGGTGTCGACGTGGTGGTGCCGCGGGGCTGGGCGGGCGGCGGCGGCGAGGCGCACCGGTTCCGGGTGAGCCTTTGGGACCGGCGCGAGGGGCTGGCGCCTGCAAAGGCGATGCTGGCCGACCTGCAGCGGGCCGTGCTGGCAATGCCGGGACGAGCCGGGATGTTCCGGCTGGTGGGGCTGCGGCTGGTGCGCGCGAGCGTGCGCCGGACGCGCGGGGGATGGACGCTGGGCGAGCTGGAGTTCGGCACGCTTTCTGTGAGGGAGGATTGAGATGGCGGTGGAAAGTGGCGCGGCGTTCCTGCTGAAGCTGAGCGACGGCGGGACGCCCGAGCAGTTCCGGACCGTGGCTGGACTGCGCACGACGCAGCTGACCCTGGCGACCGAGCCGGTGGTGGTGACCAACAAGGGGTCGGGTGGGTGGCGCGAACTGTTGCCGGCTGGCGGGGTGCGCTCGGTCTCTATCAGCGGGGCGGGGGTGTTCACGGGCTCGGCCGCCGAGATGCAGCTGAAGGCGCGCGCGCTGAGCGGAGCACTGGACCGCTATGAGGTGAGCTTCGAGGGCGGCGAACGGCTGAGGGGCAGCTTCCAGCTGACCCGGCTGGACTATGCCGGGGATTTCAACGGGGAGCGCAGCTACACGCTGTCACTCGAGGGCTCGGGCGCGGTGGAACTGCTGTGAGGCCGGCCAACACGGTGAGGGGCGAGGTGGCCCTGTCGCTGCCTGCGGGACCGTGCCTGCTGCGCCCGACCTTCGGGGCGCTGGTCGCGGCCGAGGCGGAGCTGGGGAGCCTGTTCGCGGTGCTGGAGCGGGCGGCGGCAGGCCAGGCCCGGATGGCGGAGATGGCGGCGCTGTTCTGGCATTGTCGCGCAGATCCGGAAGAGATGGAGCGCGGCCGGTTCGAGGCAGCGCTGCTGGATGCGGGGTTGGCGACGTTGCTGCCGCCGTTCCGAGCGCTGCTTTCGGGGGTGTTCGGGGGCCGGGGGTGACGGACTTTGCGACCCTGGCGCGGGCAGCGGCTGCGGCCGCCACCGGCCGGCTGGGCTGGTCGCCCGAGCTGTTCTGGGCGGCGACGCCGGCGGAGTTGAAGACGGCGCTTCAGGGGCTGGCCGAGGCTGCGGGGGTGGCCGAGGCGCCGGCGCCCCTGGGTCGTGACGAGCTGGCGCGGCTGAGGAAGGACCAGGATGATGGAAGAGGAGCTTGAGGGGCTGGCGCTGTCGGTTCGGGCGGATACAGCCGGGTTCGCAAGTGACGTCGCGGCGCTGCGCGCGGTGCTGCGCGACGGGCTTCAGGGCGAGGCGGAGTCGGCGGGGCGCGGGATCGAGGCGGCGCTGCGCCGCGCGGCACGCAGTGGGCGGCTGGAGTTCGAGGATCTTGGGCGGGTGGCGGCGCGGGCGCTGGGTGAGATCGCCGCAGCGGCGCTTCGGCTGGACGGGGCCGGTGCCGCGGGCGCGCCGGGTGCCGGACTGCTGGGGCTTCCCGGTCGGGCGACGGGCGGGCCTGTCGGCCCGGGCCGTGCCTATGTGGTGGGGGAGCGGGGGCCGGAACTGTTCGTGCCGACCTCGAGCGGCCGGGTGGAGGCCGGGGGGGGCGCCGGGCGCGCGCCTGTGCGGGTGACCGTGAACGTTGCGGCGCCGCGCGGCGAAGACGGCCGGTTCATGCAGCGCAGCGGGCGGCAGATCGCGCGCGAGGTGCGCCGGGCGCTGGAGCGGGCCGATGGCTGATGCACCCGCCTTCCTGGCGCGACGGAGCGACCAGCTGCGCACTGGCTGGGTGAAGCGGTTTCGCCCCGCGCTGTGGACGGTGGACTTTCCGCGGCCGATGATGGCGGCGTTGACGCTGGCCGCACCGGACGCGCTGCGTGTCGACCTGGACTTTCTGACGCGAGCGGATCTTGCGGGGTTGATCTGGACCAGCGAGGATCGCTGGTCGCACCCGTTGCTCGCCTATGCGACCGACCGCGACTATCGCGGCGCCACCTTGGCGTTTGACTGGGGAGCGAGCGGCGTTGTGCCGCTGGACCAGGTGAACGGGGCGGTGCTGACGATCGAGGGTCGGGACGCACTTGGCACGCCGCGCAGCTGGTATGTGCGGCTGTGGAACTATGCGGTTGGCACGCCTGAGCAGGCGCGCGTGACGCTGGAGTTCGCCACCTTGCGCGCGGGGTTCGGCGAGGGTGGCGAAGCGGTGTTCGCCGGGGACATCGACCGGATGTTCGTTTCCATGGTGCCGGAGGGCTTCGACGGCACGGCGGAGGCGCTGGCGGCACCGGTTGCGGGGGCGGTCACGCTGTCGGCGATCCAGGTGACCGGGAGGCGGACCATGGTTGCGGTGGGCGATGCCTTCCTGCCGGCGCACGGGCTGCGCATGGCATCCGGGTATGACGACAGCTACAATCAGGCGCCCGAGCGACTTGTGGAGCAGTGGGAGGCGCTGGGGTATCGCGCGCTCGTCAACCACTATGTCGGCATGAGTCACTATTATGCGCTGGCCCATGCCGGCGGCGGGCGGTTCGAAGTCACCGGGGCATTGTGCGGCTCGGCTGTGGCCTGGCATCGGGCGTTGCTGCGGGCAGCGCGGGCCCGGGGCTTTTCGCTGATCCTGTCGCTTTCGTTCGAGCTGTTCGACGCCAATGCACCGGCGGCCTGGGCGCAGCGGGCGGTGGACGGCGCGCGCGCGCTGACCGGCTGGGAGCCACCCTCTACCCTGCTGTCGCCGTGCAATCCGGAGGCCATGGCCTGGCTGGGCGGGATCGCCGCGGCCTTTGCCGGGTTGGCGGCGGCCGAGGGCGAGCCGGTGCAGTTCCAGGTGGGGGAGCCCTGGTGGTGGGTCGGGCCCAACGGGCGGCCCTGCTTCTATGATGCGGCGACGGTGGCGCGGTGGGAGGCCGAGCGCGGGACCTTGCCGCCGCCCATGGAGGATGTGTCGGGGGTTCGGGCAGAAGCGGAGCGCCAATGGCTGGGCTGGCTGGGCGAGCGCCTTGCGGAGGCCACATTCGCGGTTCGCGACGCAGCGCGCGCGGCGGCGCCGGAGCGGTTCCGTTCGCTGCTGCTTTTCTATGCGCCGCAGGTGCTGGACGCCGATACGCCCGATCTGGCTCTGGCGAACATGCCTGCGGCCTGGAGCCTGCCGCAATGGGATGTGCTGCAGCTGGAGGACTATAGCTTCGTGACGGCCGGGAACGAGGCCGGCATGGCGCGGGCGCGGGGGGCGGTGGCGGCACAGCTGGGATATCCGATCGACCGGCAACAGTATCTGGCGGGCTTTGTGCTTCGGCCGGAGGAGGCGGCGGTGGCGTGGCCGCGGATCGCGGCGGCGGCTGGCGACGCAGTGCTGCGCGGCGTGCCCGAAGTGTTCCTTTGGGCCTGGCCGCAGGTGGCGCGGGACGGGTTCTGCTGGACCGCGATCGACGAGGGTGGCGAAGGGAGCGATGCCGTGGAGGCGTTTCATGACGTGCGATTTCCGCTGGACCTGGGGTTTGAGGCCGTCGGCGGGCCGGAATTCGCCACGCAGGTGGCATTGCTCGCATCGGGCCATGAACAGCGCAACATCCAGTGGGGGCAGGCAAGGCTGAGCTATGATGCCGGAATTGGGGTGCGCTCGGAGGCGGACCTGGTGCGGCTGCTGGCCTTTTTCCGGGCGCGGCGGGGACGCGCCTTTGCGTTTCGGTTCACCGACCCGATGGACTGCAGCAGCACTGCCGACGGGAGCCTGGGGGCAGCCGAAATCACGCCGCAGGATCAGCTTCTTGGCCTTGGAGACGGGACCAAGCTCAGCTTCCCACTGGTGAAGCGCTACGGCGAGGCGGATCGGGAGGAGGTGCGGCGGATCACCCGACCGCAAGCTGGGACCGTGCGGGTTTCCGTGGGCGGGGTGGAGGCGGAGAGCGGCTGGGATCTGCTGGCCGACGGGATCGTGGTGCTGGAGCAACCGCCCGCGCCGGGCGCAGAGGTGCGGGCCGGATTCCGTTTCGATGTGCCGGTGCGGTTCGCGGTGGATCGGCTGGACGTTTCGCTTTCGGGCGTTCGATCGGGCGAAGCCCCGAGCGTGCCGCTGGTGGAGGTACGCGAATGAGCGCGCCCGTGGATTGGCTGGCGGGTGAGGTGGTCAGCCTGGCGATGTGCTGGCGGCTGACGCGGGCGGACGGCGTGGTGCTGGGGTTCACCAGTCATGACCGGGAGCTGAGCTTCGAGGGCGTGCGCTATGTGTCGAGGCCCGGAATGACGCCCTCGGCGGTGCGGCAGAGCGACCGGTTGCAGGCGGACTCGATGGAGATCGAGGGTGTGCTGGCTGCGGCTGCGTTGACTGCGCACGACCTGGACGCCGGCCGCTGGCGGGGAGCGCGGGTGGCCCTGTTCGCGCTGGACTGGCGCCGGCCGGAGGCGGGTGCCGTGTGCCTGCTGCGCGGGGTGATGGGGGATGTGGCGCGCGGGGCGGGAGCCGGTCCTCAGGGTGGCGCGAGCTACCGGGTTGAGCTGCATTCGGGCTGGAAGGCGCTGGAGGAGCGGACCCCGCTGCGCATCTCTCCGACCTGTCGGGCGGAGCTTGGAGACGGGCGCTGCGGCGTGGACATGGAGGCTCGGCGGCTGGACGTGACGGTGGTGGCGCAGGAAGGCGCGCGCCTGGCTTTGGCCGAGCCGCTGGGACTGCCCGAGCGCTATGTGCTGGGGTGGCTGCGGTATCTCGATGGGCCGCTGTGCGGGGTCGACCGCCGCATCGTGGCAGCGGAAGGTGGGTGGGTGGACGTGGACGAGGAGCACGGCACAAACTGGGCAGGGCATATCCGTGTGCGGCTGACGGAAGGGTGCGACAAGCGGTTCGCAACGTGCGGCGCGCGTTTCCAGAACGCCGCCGCCTTTGACGGCGAGCCGCATGTTCCGGGGACGGACGCGCTGCTGCGCTATGTCGTGCCCTGAGCAGCGGCCGGCCTCGCATCCGCGCGCGGCACGCATCGTCGCCGGGGCGCGGGCGGAACTGGGTGTCTGCTTTCGGGCGCAGGGGCGTGGAGCCGGGGGGCTGGACTGCATCGGCCTGATCGGGCGCGCTGCCGAGGCGGCGGGTATCCTGATCAAGGTCCCGCCGCACCCGTTGCGGGGGATCGGCCTGGAGCACGCGCGCCGGATGTTGCAGGAGGCCGGGTGCGGCGAACTGGACTTGGATGAGGCGCAGCCGGGTGACCTTCTCGTGGCCGCACCGGCGACGCTGCAGGTGCATTTCGCGTTGCGCACCGAGCTTGGCGTGATCGAGGCGAACGCGTTGCTGCGCCGGGTGGTCGAGCGACCCTGCGGGGCCGGCGAGCGCTGGCAAAGTGCATGGCGGCTTCCACAGGGAGAGGGATGATGGCTTCGGTTCTTTTTTCGACCATCGGCCAGGCAGTCGGCGGTCCCCTTGGAGCCGGAATCGGCCTGGCGGTGGGTTCGGGTGTCGATTCGGCGCTGCTGCGCGGGGCGGGCCGCGGTGCGCGGGACGGATATACCCAGTCTTCCGCCTATGGCGAGCCGGTGCCCCTGTTGTTCGGGACCAATCGGGTTGCAGGGCAGCTGATTTGGGCGCTGCCGCCGTCTGACGCTGCCAGTCGCAAGGGCAGCGGGCGTCAGGCTAGGACGGCCAGCCTCGCGATCGCACTGTCCAGTGGGCGCATCCGGGAGGTACGGCGAGTCTGGGCTGACGGCCGGCTATTCCGCGACTTGGACGGTGACTTTGAAGTGCCGGTGCAGATGCGCGTGCACATGGGCGACGGTGCCGCGCCCGACCCGCTGGTGTCGGCTGCGGAAGGGCCGGGACTGACGCCCGCCTTTCTGTCCTTTGCCTATGTGGTTCTTGAGGATCTTCCGCTGGAGCCGTTCGGCAACCGAATTCCATCGTTCAGCTTCGAGGTGGTTGCGGATGGCGACGATCCGGCCACGTGGTTGCGCAGGCTGGCGAGCGATGCCGGGATAGACGGAGCCGCAGGTCCGACGCCGGTACAGGCGCAGGGCTTTGCCGCTTACGCCCTACCCGCCGACGAAGATCTTTCTGCTCTGGCCCAGGTGGCGGATGCGCATCCCGCTCTTGAAGACGGGGTGGTGAGGCTGGGGGGAGACGGGAAGGCCTTTGCCATTGCAGAAGCGGCCTGGCTGGCGCCCGGCGGCTCCGAGCCTGACGGGCCGCTTCGCTGGGCAATGCAGCGGCCTGCGGCCGTGGAGATTAGCTATCTCGATTCGGCGCGCGAGTATCAGCTGGGGCAGCAGCGTACGACGGGAGGGCGCCGCGGGCGGGGCTTGCGCTTCAGCTGGCAGCTGAGTGCGACTGCGCAGGATGCCTTGCGCCTTTCGGCCAGGGTGTTGCGGACGGCCGAGGCGAGGGCTGACCGGTTGTCGTTTTCCCTGCCGCTCAGGTGGCTGGAAGTGACAGTGGGAGACCGGATCGGCTTGCCGACCGGCGAACAGTGGCGGGTTGTCGGGCGCGAGGTTCAGGGTGCGGCCATCCAGATCGAGGCCGAGCGCCTAACAGAGGCGGCACCGGTTCCGGAGCGGTCGGCGGATCCGGGCCGTGCTGTTCCGGCCATGCTGGAGCGGGTGCCGCCGACTATGCTGACTGCGATCGAGCCGGCCGTGCCAATGGCAGGTACTGCGCCGACCCTGATACTGGTGGGAAGCGGGGCCGCAGGCTGGCGGGGGGCCGAGGTGGGGTTGCTTGCCGGCGGGGACCTGCGGCGCTTGGGAAGCGTGCCACCCGACGGGGCGAGCGGCTGGCTGCTGGCGCCGGTGGGGCCGGGGCCGGAAACGATCTGGGATGAACACAACCGACTCCTGGTAAGGATGGAGCGCGGCACTTTTCTGACCCGGTCGCGGCTGGATGTGCTCGCCGGGGGCGGGCTTGTGCACATTGGCGGTGAGCTGATCCAGTATCGAGAGGCGCATTTTCTGTCGGAAGAAGTGGTCCGGCTGAGCGGGCTGCTGCGGCGCCGACGTGCGACCGGGGTGGAGGGGGTGACGCACTCCATCGGGGCGGCGGTGGTGATGGTGGGTGCCGGTACACTCGAGCTGGAGATAGCGGCCGACGAGATTGGGCGAACGCTGGTGCTTCTGGCGGCCGGGCGCGGAGATCCGCCGGGCGGGAGCGCGCTGGAGGTCGGCCTGACGGGCGCGGGCCATGCTCCGCTTGCACCCGTGCATCTGCGCGGGAGGCGATCGGCCGACGGCGGCATCGCGTGCAGCTGGGTGCCGAGATCGCGCAGCGCCTGGGGCTGGCAGGAAGCGGATGCCTCGCCGCCTGCGACCGGCCAATGGTGGGTGTTCCGCCGACCGGACGGCACCGAAACACGGATTGAGGTGGAGGGCACGGAGCTGCTGCTCTCGACGGAGCTACAGATTGCCCGGTTCGGAGACCTGTTGGGAGCCGGCAGCTTCGCGATTGAACTGGCAGGAGAAGGGCCACTGCCTCTTCGGCGCTCCGGCTGGGCTGAGATTCGAGGACGAGGAGACGCGACATGACGGAAGCGACCACACGCCTGGGCGTGCCGCTGCTGGTGCCCGGGCAGGGACAGAAGGATGTGACGATGAACGAGGCCCTGCTGGCGCTCGACTCTCTGGTTGGCGCGGTGGTGCAGCGTCGCGACCTGGTCACGCCCCCGGCGGATCCGGTAGCTGGCGCTTGCTGGCTGGTGCCGGAGGGGGCGGGCGGAGAATGGGACGGTGAGTCGGGCAAGCTTGCTGCCTGGACCGCCGGCGGCTGGCGCTTCTACACCGTGCCCGAAGGGATGAGCCTGTTCGTAATGGACGATGGCGAAGCCTTGCGCCGCACGGCGACGGGGTGGGCGGGCGTGGCCCCGAAGGCGGCGCCGGCACCTTCGGTAGCCGATGCGACGGGCGGCGCCGTGGTGGATGTGGAGGCCCGGTTGGCGGTGAATCTGGTGCTGGAACGGCTGCGTTCCCTTGGACTTGTTGCGGTTTGAAGACGGGAATTCGCTCGAAAATGCCTGCCAAGCTGTTGCACTCGCGACACAGTTTTGATGAACGGGCCCCTTGCTATCCTCTGGCGTGCTCGGTTAGATGGGCCGGCCTTAGTGCGTCATACGTAGAAGGGGATAGTCATGGGGAAGTTCGCCGTTGCGGTCGCACTTGCGACCACGGTGCTGGCAGGGGCCGCGCAAGCGCGGGATAACTCCTGGTACATTGGGCTCGATGCGGGTGGGTTCATCGCAGAGACCAAGGGTTGGGATCTGACAACGCCGGCTGGCGTTGGATACTCGGACGCCGTCCGCAACAAGTATGAGCCCGGCTGGGAAGTCGGTGGCGTGCTTGGGTATGATTTCGGTTCGTTCCGCGCCGAGTTCGAAGTGGCCTACAAGGACGCGAACCTCGACGTCGTGACGCTTGCCGGCGGCCTACCGGCGTTTCCGGGACCTGGTGGCAATCGGGTTCGCCCCGGTGGCCGCTTTGAAGGTGCCGACGGCAACGCCCAGATCCTGACGTTCATGCTGAACGGCATGTTCGATTTCGGTGCTGAGGAAGGCTCGCCGTTCGGTGGCTTCGTCGGCGGCGGCGTCGGTGTCGGCCGCTTCAAGTCGCACATCTGGCAGCTCCAGAAGTTCAATGGTCCCGCGTTCTCTGACGACAGCGACACGGGCTTTGCCTGGCAGGCTCTGGCTGGCGTCCGTTATGCGCTTTCGGACAAGGTCGACCTGTCGCTGAAGTACCGTTTCTTCAACATGAACGGTATCGATCTGTCGACGACGAACGGCAACGATCTGTCGGGCAACTGGCGCAGCCACAGCCTGCTGCTGGGCATCAGCTTCAACCTGTTCGAGG